CAAAGGGTCACGTGAATTTTGCGGACCAAGAGATCAACAGAGCTCACGCTTTAGAGGCGTCGGCCTCGGGTCAGTTGGCAACGATTGACCTGTCTGAAGCTAGTGATCGTGTTCCGCACGACCTGGCTATGGCAATGTTCGATTGCGTTCCAGATCTAAGGGATGCGATCGAGTCTTGTCGCTCGACGCACGCACAGCTTCCCGACGGTACCGTTATAGGTCCGTTGCGTAAGTTTGCGTCCATGGGTAGTGCTCTGTGCTTCCCAGTTGAGGCCATGTATTTCTACACTGCTTGTGTAGAGGCCCTGCTGTGGGAGCGCAAGCTTCCTGTAAATCCGCGGACTGTGTTTGATGTCTCGCGTGATGTGTACGTGTACGGGGATGACATCATTGTCCCCGCGCAAGAAGCGACCGCGGTTGGCGATCACCTACGTCAATACAACTGTAAGGTGAATATGCGCAAGTCCTACTCGGAAGGAAACTTCCGTGAGTCTTGTGGCATAGAGGCGTTTGCGGGTGAGGAGGTAACACCTACCTACATTCGTAAGCTACCCCCGACCAACCGGCAGCAAGCCGATCGATTGGTGTCTTGGGTGGCCACTGGTAATCTCTTTTACAAGAGAGGTTATTGGCGGACTGCCGAATATCTGTTTTCAGCAGTGGAGAGGGTATTGGGAAGACTTCCCTACCTTTCCGACACTAGTCCCGGTTTGGGCCGTGTCACCTTTCTGGGCGGACGATCTGTCGAAAGATGGAACGCCCGTTTGCAGCGCTTTGAAGTTAAAGCGTGGATACCAGAACCACTGGATCGCACAGATCCCTTGGAGGGATACGGTGCTCTACAGAAGTGTCTGACGATTATGAGTTTACGTTCAAGTTTAGTCGACCCCATGACTGGGATAGACCTTGGACAGATACTTGTGACCGATCCAGACCACTTAGAGCGGACTGCACAGTACGGCACTGTCACACTAAAACGCCGATGGGTACCATCCCAACAATGATGGAACGGGGCCGTTCGTCGGCCTAGAGGAGCTAACCCGGTGCGGATTGAGAAGCATCCTATCCAGAAATATCCTCCCGTTAGGGTGGACGCGCTTTTAGATGCGCGCCTACATGGACAATCAATAGGCTCTGCTTGATGTTGGTAGTCGAAG